CTAAGCGGATAATGCGTATTTTATTAGTAAGCGTGGCTCTTACTGCCTGCGCATCTACACCAGTACAAAAAGAGTGGAATGATAGATACGACCCTGCGGCTTGGCGTGCACAATTTGAGGTTTGCAAAGGTTTGTTCTACACAAATTATCCAGAAGAAGTGAAAAGAGATGAATGGTCCAAGTGCATGAACAAGGCAGAAACCTAATGCAGCAAATATTAATAGGCATCATATTAGCTCTTGGTTTTGCTACCTATTACTTTTACAGTCAAAACCAAATACTCCAGGCAAACAACGCATCACTTGAGGGAGCTGTTGCTACCCAAGAAGAGGCAATCAAATCAATGCAAGCTGACTTTGAGTTACAAACTCAACAATTACAAGATCTTACAGTTAAAAGCCAGGCCGCCCAAAGAGAATTGAGCAGATACACGCAGTTTATACAAAACTATGAATTAGCGTCTAAAATATTGGCTGACCCAGTAGAAATGGAAAGGAAAATAAATAATGGTACAAAACATATCATGGAAAACATCGAGCAAATCAGTAGCACTATTGATGGTCTTGATAGTGGCTTGCAGTTGCAGCCTACTTCCAACTAAAGAAATTCAAGTTACTGCAAAACCCTTAGAGAAAAAGATTGTGCAGCCGATCATGCCCAGAGAAATTGATCTCAAGGAGTTGCAATGGATAGCGGTGACACCAGATAATTGGGAAGAGCAATTAGCAAGAATAGAAGACCAAGAGGGTGAATTAGTTTTCTTAGCTATGACGATTCCAGATTACGAGGTTATGGCTTATAACATGCAAGAGATAAAAAGATACATAACAGAACTTAAAGACGTAGTGGTTTACTACAGAAAAGTTACAACAACAGGGGAAAAAGAATGAATATATCAGAAGAAGGCAAAGCATTAATTAAAAAATTTGAAGGGTGTGAGACTGAGGCATATTTGTGCAGCGCAGGAGTTCCTACCATAGCTTTTGGCAGAACTAAAAATGTAAAAATGGGTGATACTTGCACGCAAGAACAAGCAGATGCCTGGCTTGAAGAAGAGCTTGAAGAATACACTGGATATGTGCTTGACGCTGTAACGCAACCTTTGGACCAAAATCAACTAGACGCCATGGTTGCCTGGACTTACAATCTTGGGCCAACCAATCTTCGCAGTTCAACGCTCCTTCGTGTTTTAAACGAAGGTAAAATGCAAGAAGTTCCACAACAAATGCGCCGCTGGAATAAGGCTAATGGTAAAGTTTTGCCGGGCCTAGAAAGACGCAGGTTAGCAGAATCAATGTTATTTGAAGGAGATCCAAATTGGCATGAGGTTTAGGTATTTTCCTATATTAGTTTTTACATTGCTTATTATTTTGTCAGCAGTGTTTATTAATCTATACTTAACCTAGGCATTTTGGTGCTTAGGGTTAGGTAGCTACTATGTCACTACCTGGTTGCCTGGCCCGACTTTATAAAAATGAATGAAGTTTCTTTAAAAGATTTCGATATATTATCCGAGCAAGACAAAGCCGAGGCCGTAGCTTTGCTGCACAGATACGATCAATTAGATAAACAAGATTCTTGCCAAAAAGATTTTATTGGTTTTGTCAAACACATGTGGCCAGAGTTTATAGAAGGCCGCCATCATAAAATTATTGCAGAAAAATTTAATAAAATTGCAGACGGTAAACTTAAAAGATTGATTGTATGTTTGCCACCCAGGCACTCAAAATCAGAATTTGCATCAACATATTTTCCTGCTTGGATGATGGGCCGCAGAGGCAATCTTAAAATAATCCAGACCACGCATACCGCGGAATTAGCCGTTAGGTTTGGTCGTAAAGTCAGAAACATTATTGACAGCGAAGAATATCAACATATTTTTCCAGATCTACAGCTACAAGCAGATAACAAATCAGCAGGAAGGTGGACAAGTAACCAAGAAGGCGAGTTCTTTGCTGCTGGTGTCGGTGGTGC